AGCAATGTTAGAACTGTTTCTACCAACCACTAAAGCATTTGAATCAAAATCATAACCTTGGTCTACAAATGAAACCATGTCGCCTGTACTTGGTGACGCAGGAAGTGTCACTGTGACTCCTCCACTATTTGTATTTACTAAAAGTTGAGCACCTGCTTGAATTGTTTCCGCTGCAGAAACTGCTCTCCATACTTTTTGTTCTTGACCTTTATACACGTTAGTTCCGTCAGACCATAATTGATAAGTGTGGCCTTCACATAAAAGAATTCCTGTTCCAGAAGAAGTTTTGAAAGTTAAAGTATAACCCGCATGATCACATCCATCTACAACTGTATATGTTTTTTCTACAGAATCTGGAATAGAACAAGTAAGGTTCGCTTCCAATGTACCTGTTAATTTTATTACTTCATTTTTTCCATTAGAAACTGCACCATTAGTAAAAGTTAATGATCTAGCAGAGTCAGTTATATTAAAGGTATCATAACCACCAATTGCTTGTTCTAAGATTAATAAGTTAGTATTTGTAATTTGTCCCCAAGTTCCCGAGTTTTCACCCGTTGCTTGAACTGTAAGTTTTAAACTTGCTGATGTCGAATTCGCCATTTTTAATTCCTTATGTATTCATAATATAAAAAAAGAAGTGTTATGTCAAACTTCTTTATGCAGCCACATCCTGCCATCCTGGAGGTGTTAAAGGTGCTGGACCTGTATCTACTTCGTTCCAGATTAAAGCACTACCAGATCCGACAGCTATAGTCAACCCAAAACCAGTGGGAATAACGTCAATATCCGAGTATGCTGTAACGCTTGCTAATTGATTATTTAATGGGAATCCTGTTACATCAACCGGTGTATTAAGAGCGACGGTCACTGAAGCTAGGGCCATAGTCATAGCTTGCCCAGTTACAGTTTTTGCACTTCCTTGACCTAAAGTACCTAACGCAGCAATCATGAAATTACCTGTTATGAAAGCATCCGGAGCAGGGTCAACTGCGCCTAAAGTAAGTTGAGCTACATTTAAAGTATTAAGAGTTAAGTTAGAATCCCCGGTAACTGTTTCAGTTCCTATGGTAGTTGTTAAAGCTTGCCCTGTTACGGCTACGTTTGCCCAGTCTCCCACTTCTCCCCAGACCCATTGTCCCCAGAAATATCTTCCCCAACCTGATTGGTTGTAGGCTGCAATAGTTCCTAAAGATAATGTTGCATGGTTAGTAGTTAACATTGCGTCAGGGCCTGCATCTGCAGATGCTAACGTTGCAGTCATCGCTAAACCAGTTGGATAGCCAGTTGTTGTACCTGTAGCTGTAAAAGTTCCTAATGCAAAAGTTAATGTTTGATTACTATTTGTAGAATTTGTGGCGTCAACATCAGTATAACCAACTGCAGAGGCTAACGTTGCAGTCATCGCTATACCTGTCGGTATAACATCACCATATTCGCCCCAAGCGTTTTCACCCCAGGTTAATCTTCCCCAACCAGAATTAATTTCACCGGCTGAAGTTTCGTCACCTTGAGTTAATGTAAGAGCTTGACCTGTTACGCTAACAGTAGGATTAGCGTTATCGCCCCATTGGTTTTGGCCCCAATAGCCAGTATTCCAAGTTCCCGATGCCATAGGAAGTTAACCTCCCTACTATCCGGATACTCTTAGTATTGCTGCTGTGGAAGTTGCTGCTGGAAATTGAACTGTGAATGTACCAGAAGTTGCTGTTTTATCTCCTCCAAAATCTAGAATACACACTGCTGAATTAGTAGTTGTAGATGAAGTATTATAGATTAATGCACCTCTAGCAGTTAATGTAACACCTGTCCACGAACGATCTGCCCAATCAACTCTCGCTACACCTGCAGTCATAGAAGTCCCTGCATTAACAAGAGCTCCTCCACCCGCTGTATATTGACCAGAGTTACCAACTTCTTGACCAGTTGTGTACGAAGTTGTCGCTGAGTTTAGAGTTGCAGAGTTAGTATAAAGGCCGATCTTGAATTTATCACCACCAGAAGCCTTGCCATTGAAGTCTCCTTCCATTAATAACTTTTTAAAGTTATTTGCAATCGCTTGTGTTATAGCCATTTTTTTTCTCCTATTTTCCTATACGAGGAACACCACTTTGATATTCGTCTCGTCTTCTTCTTCCCATTTGTTCTATTGAGAAGCCTTCTAACACTTGTTTATACTTTCCTTCGTATAATTGCAAGAGATCATTTGGCCCCTTTAGAAAAGAAAATGCTTCTATAAGGCATGCATATAAAAGTCCATTGGGAAAATACAAACTTAAATATGTAGTTGTATTTGTACTAGATAATCCAGGGTCTTTCAAGATATAATTTAACTGAATTGTATAGGTGGCATTGGGAGTGGGAGCCACAACTATTGTATCCTTATCCCACCAGCTATAATATTTAGGTACCCCAGTGTCGGCTTCAGGGTTAAATTCGGACATAAAACTAGTGTCTCTATACTGTAAAAATTGTCTATTACTATCTGCGGATACCCCATCCGAATCAGTAATTTGAGCCGATCTAATAACTAAGGCATCTGCAGGGGTATCAATAAATCTTGTAGAAGCAATCAGTTGAGCTGTTTTATATCTTCTGCTTGCATCCATATCTATTTCTCTTTGAATTCTCCACTCAGCGTCTTCAATAAAACCATTAACAATTGTATCAGTTAAAACTGTAGAAGTGACTTCTGTATATTCTCTAATTTTTGTTACTAATTCTGCGTATGTCATATTATCCTTGTTGGAAATCCAATGGTCCTACTAAGACTTGGAATCCTCCTCCTATTGCGCTCGCTGCTGCATTTGAAACCAAATTAAAAGTATAACTATTTTCTTGAGTCACTGTTGATGGTTGCCCAGCTTGCTTATGTGTTGTTTGTACCATAGTTATAGAATAACCTCCATAAACTTTTGCACCTGAATCATGTGTACCTGCTGTCGTATTTTTAGGCGTATAGCCTCTGAATTGAGAATTCGTTCCTCTTACACATCCTGTTAAATCATTAGAAGATTTTCCTGTGTATCTAATTACTTCATTCTCATAAGAAGAAGACCCATCTGAGGACGTTTTGACTTTTTCAATTATAAACCATCCTGATGTAGGAAAAGCTGAGGCATCTGTTAAAGAAATAGTTAAATCAGTTGAAGTAATATTAGCTGATAACGTGGTAGATAATTCCAAAGTGGAAACTGCTACTCCACCAACCGAGGATTTAACTTCTGTGAATCTTACAATATCATTATTTGATCTACTACTAAATGGTTCTGAAACTGTAACTTGTTTAGATGCAGCTGCAGTTGTAAAAGGATTCTTAGGTAAAAAATCTTGAGTACCAAATTCTGTTCTGGCCGGTCTTGCTTGTTCTAATCCTTGAGGATCGGCAACAAAAGGTTTTGGCTCTAATTGAGGTTGTTTAGGCTCATATTCTGATGTATGTACAAAAGCTCCATTCCATTCAGTAACCATTTGTCTCCAGGGAAAAGCTAATCCACTTCTATCTGAAATTGCTAATGCGTATTTTCCTTTTGCAAACTTTGACATTAAATCTCCGGGTAATAAGTTTTAGGTGAAATGTAAACACTCGCTGGTGATCCATCTTCCTGTAATGCTCTTGATAATTCGTCTTCGTATAATAATTTCATTTCTTGAACTCTTTGAGGAGCTTTTTTCTGAGCCATGTAATAAGCTAAACCTGCACACATACAAGGTACAAATCTGTTAACGACATCTGCTTCATTAGTATAGGCCCCTGCATCTTGGATTCTTTTTACATAAAAAAAATGCATGAAGTTCCCATTTTGGGAAGCACCTGGGGTTAAATATAAAGTAACTGTAACTTTATCTATAAATCTTTGAACCCAATATTGTGAGGGTTGGCCAGTAGCAATTTTATTTGAAAAAGCTGAATATTGAGATCTATTAATTTTTGATAAAGGTGTATCTACATCTGAACTAGTTCTATAACTAGCTTCTAGAATATCTGAACACATATCCACAAAATTAGTAACTGTATCAGCTGAGGCATGAATCGCTGCTGTAGTACCATCAATTCCTCGATCAGCCGTAGAGGAAACAATTAAATTTGTATCACTAATAGAAGAATATTGAATTACTTCTGAATTAATTCTAATTTTTCCAGAGGAAGGCATCTGATCCACAGACTCAACTGGAATAGTTAGAGTAGTCGTTATAATCGGAGCAGTTAATGTGGTAGTAATACCGTTAGCATCCCCATCCGATGGAGATCTATAAATTGTATATGTATTTTGGTTAGTAGCCATTGTGAAGGCATGACTATCTACTTCCCAAAAATGAACACCTCTGTTTTGCCATTCTTGGAATAGAATATTTAACGATCGTCTCGCTGATCTAAGATCATTACCTGTATAATCAAAGAAGCCTAATCTTTCAAAAGCTTCAGTAATAATATCATCGATCGAGAATGTCTTCTCGAATGTACTTGTTCCTGAAAAAGCCACTTATGCCTCCTAGTTGCTGTCTCCACCACTATGAAAGACCGTAGCACATAAAACTTGTTCAGTAGTAAATGCTGTATACAATTTATCTTTACATAGAATAGGTTGAGGGAAATTAATTGTAATAGATTCTGCGACAGCAGGTGTTGCAACTTTAAATTTTATTGTTCCAGTACTGCTTCCATCACGAATTACAAAATCTCCAGCTACTCCTAAACTATCAAGATAAACTCCATATACTCTTGTTCTTCCTACTTGAACTGTAGTTCCTTCTGTGTCTACATAACTTGAAGCTATGTTAGGCGATTGTATTGTCATAATTTTTTCTCCTTAATTGTAAGCTCCCGAAGGAGCTCACAAAATTTATTTATTACTCGGTATCAGAAGTTGAATCAATTCCTAATACTTTAAACAAAACAGTACATCCAGTTGCTCCTGGATCACCTGATAAAGTAAGTGTTAAAGTACCGGGTGCTGCCGCAGCTGCTGTTGTACCGCCGCCAAGACTAACTATTCCATTACCCCCGTTACCCACAAAGACACCTTTGAAGCCAGTTGAATTAGCTGCTGCGCCAATCCCATCTAACCAAGTGTCAGTTGCTCCTACAGGTCCTAAATTCTGAATAGTCACTGCATTAGTTGCAGCTGTTGTAACAGCCACAAGAACAGATAATACTATAAAGTTAGCTGGTAAAGTATCTGTAATAGTTCCAGTAGCATCGCCGTTTGCAACGGTCATACTGTACTGATGAACCTTTAGACCCATATCAGTAGTCAAAGCTCCTGTTGTAGTACTCTCTTTTATGATCTCAAATCCGTTCTGCGAACGAACTGGTCCATTAAACGTTGTGTTTGCCATAATTATTCTCCTAGTTTATAGGATATCGTCTCTAGGCCGTCGACTATACGCGTCGATATCCAATTAATTAATTGTATAGTGATTTATTTATAGCTTAATTTTTAGTGGAGTGCAAGAAATCCCTAGGCTAAAATCAGTTTTCAGCGATGTGGCGTTTATCTAAGTAGCCACAGAAACTTCGGGAGCAGCATTAACGATTGCATTTTCTCTATCTGCAATCTTAGATTCCTCGAGTTTGATCTCAGTAATAGTGTTTCTAATTGC